GGCATTACAGGTCATGGTGTCCGATATAGATCGGCACGTTATTTGCTTTGGATGCAACCCGCTGGGTTCTTCTGACATAGACCCACTCTTAATCCGGTGGTCAGATCAGGAGAATGCGGCAGATTGGACGCCAACGGCGACTAACAGCTCTGGCGGTCAGGTGCTCTCAACTGGCACAACTATTGTCGGCGCAATCAAGACCAGACAAGAAATACTGATATTTACGGACGTTGGTATACAGGCGATGCGGTTCGTCGGCGCCCCGTTCATTTACTCGTTCTCTCCGGTGGCAGAGAACGTCAGCATGATATCCCCAAAGGCTGGGGTAGCGGCGGCTGACGCGGTCTTCTTTATGGACCGAGAGGGGTTTTATGTTTACCGAGGCGCGGTACAGCGCTTACCCTGCTCGGTACTGGATTATGTGTTTTCTAATTTACAGTTCGACCAGAGATTTAAGATATACGCAACCACTAATCCTGACGATTCTGAGGTAACATGGCACTACCCGGTTGGTGACGCCAGCGCAGACATCACCAACTACGTTACATACAACTATTTAGAGGATAACTGGACAATCGGAACGCTAGATCGCGGGGCGTATATCCACGCTCCCACGAAGGAGTATCCGGTTGCGGCGTCAAATAACTTGTCAGATATAAACGACAATTACCTGTACTTGCATGAGTTCGGGCATAGCGCTGACGGGGAGCCTTTGAACGCATTTGTAGCTTCTGGGGGAATTGGGCTGGGTGATGGCGAGTCGTTCTTGGCAATGAGGCGTGTGATACCGGACTTCACGTTTCGGGGCACGACCTCCGCCGCAGACCTGTCGATGGAGATTCTGGGCAAGGATTTCCCACTCAACACAGAGACCGTGCTTGATACGGCCTCCATCAACAGCTCAACAGGGCAGTATCATTTACGGGCTAGAGCAAGAGAAGTGATTGTCAAGATCACCACAAACGGCGCGGAATACGGCTGGACGCTTGGTGACTTGCGCTTTGATATACGCACGGATGGTCGCCGGTAATGCCTAGATATACAACACTACCGGTAGCGACCCGCGAGTACGAGCAACAGAATGAGCAGGTTGCTCGCAGGACAATAGAGCAGTCCTTGCAGGACATCTCCAGCACGGTAGAAGGCAATACAAATAAAACCAACAAAAACTCATCACTGGCCCTGCGCCGGTTCCAGTTCTTGTTGATGGGAGCGAGCAGTGGCTGACATAATCAAGGTTCTTGGTCAGGTAGCTCCTGCGGCAACGACGACGACAACGCTGTACACGGTGCCGAACCTTAATCAAACCACTGTTAGCTCGTTGGTTATCTGCAACAGGACAGGAGGCTCACTGGCCTATCGCGTGAGCGTGCATGTTGCGGACGCGGCAACTGACGACAAGCAATATCTGTACTACGACAAAACCCTTGCGGCAAACGAAACATTCTCTGCCGTTCTGGGGCTAACTCTCAATCAAAGCGACGTGGTCAAGGTGTATGCAAGCAACACCGGCCTTAGCTTTAACATGTTTGGTGTAGAGACAAGCTAATGAATCGATATCCAGCAAAACCAATGATGGACGAAATGGCGAAGTATGGCCGTTATGGCGATACCATGCTGGTTCATATGAACCCCGTAGAAGTAGCGGGTATTGCGTCCTTGGTTCCCGGCGGCAAGCTGACCACAAACCCCGTTACAGGACAGCCAGAGGCGTTCCTGCCCTTATTGTTAGGCATAGCGGCCAAAGGGTTGGGCCTTACCGCTTTGGGGACGGGCGCTCTTGTTGGGGCCGGGACGGCGGCTGTTACAGGCGACCTCAAGCGCGGCCTTCTGTCCGGACTTACCGCCGGATTCGGGGCCGGGATCGGCGATGCTTTGGGCGCGGCAGAAGCCATTCCCAGTGAAATCGACGTTGGCATTGCGGACATAATAGAGGGTGCCGGCGACATCCCTGCCGGAGAGGCGCTGGCTCAGGCTTCTCAGGCTGGACAGCTTGCTGACATGTCTGCTACCGCTGGGTCTTCTCTTGGCGGCTTCGGGGAAGGCATAGAAAGTCTGCGATCTACTGTTTCCAATGCGCTTCCCGAGGCCATGCAGTCTGGAACTGGTCTTGGCGAAACTGCAAGCCAGACCCTCGGCCTGTCGGGGAATGTCATGGGGGCTGGAGTTACCGCTGGGATGGAGGCTCAGATGCTCGCCCAGCAGGACTTTGAGCGTCAGCAATCGGCTATGCGAGAAGAGTCAGAAGCAAAGCGCCGTCAGGCATATGACGACCTGCAAGGCGCATACGCGGCGGCACAGCCATTCGCCCAGCGCGGTTATAGCCCATACCGTTCAATGATGAGCAGAAACACGCCCCCGCCCATGTATGCGGCTCAGGGTGGTGTTGTACGCATGGAAGAAGGCGGGGAGGCTGAAAGTGACCGCACATACGACCCAGCGGCGCTTGCGGCTTATTTGAAGCAACTGCAAGACCTTGGTTTTACGGGTTTTAACTTTAACTATATGGGCCAAAATGTAGACCTTTCTAGCCTTGACCCCGCCACTATGGGGGGAGGGGGCGGCGGCACCGATACGGGAGTAGATCTGTCGCAATTTGACGTAACGCCCACCGAAAAAGAGCTAGAGATTCTAGAAATGGCTAATCGGGGGCTGATCCTTGGCCACAACGGTCAAGCAATCTTGGAAGGTTATTACAACCGACTTAACGAGGCTAATCGAGGATACCTAGAGGCGACCGGCCAGACTTTAAGCCAGTCTGGCTTAGACACGAACAATTTAAGTGCCGCGTTGGCGAAGGCTGGCATCCCCGGATTTTCCGCTGTTGGCGCTGGGTTACAGCCCGGATACGGTGGACTAGACCCGGTAACCATACAGAAAAACCTTCGCGGTGGGGTTTCTGTTGCTCCTCCAAAGGACTACATGCCGGGCTTTGAGCCTGAGTTTAGCTACTTCCAAGCTGATCCAGATAGGATTGTCACCCCAACAAGACAGTATCGCCCAACCATAAACCGCTTCACTAATTACGGCACGGACTACTTCGATCCAGTATTGGACAAGCAGGCATATCAAACGCAGTTGGAAGACTACTACAGGACACTCGGCACCTACGAGCCAAAAGACGTGCCTGTCGTCACTCAAACAGGTACAACCCCGGATGATCCCACTCAAACTGGCACTGGTGTGGGTCCACAAACCCCCGGTGGCGGTGGTGAGACGATAAGCAGGGCTTATGTCAATGAACTTTACCAGCAGTTGTTTGGTCGGGACGCGCTTGATGCAGGCGCTGAGTACTGGATTGATCAGGTTGCCAGAGGAAACGTCAGCGCAGACCGCCTGCGAGACGCCCTGATTGCCGCCGCCAAGGAAGGGGGCGGTGCAGACTGGGATTGGTACAGGACAAATGTTCTTGGTGAAGGAACAGGCACTGAGACAGGCGGCGGCACAGGTGGCGGAGGCGGCACAACCACCGGCCCAACCATCAGCAGAGCGGATTTAAATGCTCTGTATCAAGAGCTATTCGGCAGAGACGCACTGGATGCAGGAGCTGAATACTGGATGAGCCAAGTTCAAAGCGGCGCAGTCCCCCTTGATCAATTGAGAGAGACGTTGATTGCCGCCGCTCAAGGATCTGATCTGGACTGGTACAGAAAGAATGTGCTGGGCGAAAGCACAGGCACAGGCACAGGAACAGGCACAGGCACGGGCACAGGAACAGGCACAGGCACAGGCACAGGAACAGGCACAGGCACGGGCACAGGAACCGGCACAGGCACGGGTACAGGAACCGGCACAGGCACGGGTACTGGAACTGGTGCCGGAACCGGAGCATCTGGTTATGTAGGGCCGGCAGACCTAAAAGATGAAGATCCCTATATATGGAGCAAGAGGGGCTTACTGTCGGGTCAAAATGTGCTGGCTGGGTCTCGGGAAGACCTCACTCCAGAGGAATTCCAAGAACTCCTTAGCAAACAACCGGGGAAATATGGGTCAGGCTCCACTATGGCCTACGATCCTGACTTTGGGATCTATAGCACAGCAAGCGACGACTGGATGGAAAAATACCTTTCTGGCGAGTACAAGGACATTCCGCAGTACCTCAACCCCAACGAGATGTCAAATGTTGACAGGATTAGACTTGCTCACATGGGCTTTAACAAGGCGTATGGGCGCAAGTACACCGACGCTCAGGGCCGGGAACACAACATTGGCGCTCACGCCGCCAGTATCCAGATCGGCGACCGTCGCTACTTTGCGAACAAAGACGGTAGCGTTTCGTCCTATGCCGTTGAGGACATCAAGTATGGGTACACCCCTAAGTTTGCGGACGGCGGGACCATTCCGCTTCGTTCGTCAATGGGCAATGCTGAAGTTTCGGCTGGCGGCATAGCAAATGTGCCAACTGAATTTACCGCGACAATGCCTACCGAGCAGGAATACAACATGGTGGCGGCGGCGGTTCTTGGGCGAGTAGAAAATCCTGACGCTATTGTTGACATGTTTGTGAGAAAATACGGGCCTGAAATGTTCCAGCAGATCCGCAACATGGTATTGCGGTCTGTGGCGCCTCAAGCGCAAACGGAGGGCATGATTCGTGGTCAAGGTAGCGGCATGGAAGACAAGATCCCCGGCATGATTGGCGATCAACAGCCTGTCGCGGTGTCGCCGGGAGAGTTTATTGTCCCTGCTGATGTCGTGTCAGGATTAGGCGATGGAAGTTCTGACGCCGGGGCGGAAAAGCTAGACCAGATGATGGATCGAGTCAGAATGGCTCGCGGCGGTAACACAAAGCAAGCCCCATCCATTAACGCAGAGAGAATAATGCCTGCATGAAAATAAGCCTAGTGCCACTGGAACACGCTTCCACCGCTTGGAATCAGGCGAGGCACTGGCTTGAGCCGGCTGTAGAGGTAGCCAACGGTCGGTGGACGATGGAGCATCTCTGCGCGGCAGTGATGATGGGCAACACCCAGCTTTGGATCGCTTTTGACGATGACAAGGTCTGGGGCGCAGTGACCACTGAGATTACTAGATACCCCGCAAGGACAATGCTATCCATGCATTTCTTGGGCGGCGAGGGCTTTGATGCATGGTACAGCGATATGCTCAACAGCTTAACTCAGCATGCCAAGGAAATGGGGTGTGATGGCATAGAGGGCATAGCCCGCTTTGGCTTTTGGGAGTGGCTGAAAGACGACGGATTCCGCAGGACATCTGCATTTTACGAAAAGGACTTGTAGTGCCGGACATTCAATACAGGCGACTAGAGGAAAATCGGGAAGACCTACAGAAGATCGTGGACTTCCTGATTGCAACATTCGGCAAAGAGCATGAGATGGGCAGTTTAAGCGCATCAAAATTCAGTTTTGCCAAAGGACTGCCTTTTGTCGTGGCGGCAATTGAGTGTGGCGCATGGGTCGCCGAAGACGAGGGCGAAATAGTCGGGTCTGTTGGATTGCAGATAACCTCTCCGTGGTACACGGAAGCGCAGTATATGGGAGACCTGTGGACATACGTTACGCCGGAGTACAGAGAGCATGGTGTCGCGGGTCGATTGGTTGAGCTGGCAAAGGATCACGCCACTGAGAAAAGCATGCCGCTTATGATGGGCATCTTTAATAATGTGGACGTGGACAGGAAAATTAAGTTTTTTGAAAAAATGGGCTTCCGGATGGTTGGCGCTCAGTTTTTAAGGGATAAGGAGCAATAAAGGATGTGTGGAGGAGGCGGCGGTGGTGGTCCCACAGAGTCCACAGTAACTCAAACAAACCTGCCTGAGTATGCAGAACCTTACTACCGTGACCTACTGGTCCGGACAGGGCTAGAAAGCTCTCAACTGTATTCCCCCTACGGCGGGTCTAGGCTTCAGTATTTCATGCCGGCAGAACAGACTGCGATGAAGCGCATCCAAGACCTCGGCATGTCTGGAACGCCAGCAGAGCTGGAGGCGGCTGGCTCTATTGCGGCTCAGATTGGCGGTGGCAGTCCTTACGCGAGCACCATGCTGGAGACAACACGTCGGGCACAAGAAATGCCCGGATATCTCAGCCAGTTCCAGCAGGGCAACGTGTACAGCGGGTACACCCCTCAGTTCATGAACGACCCAGAAGTCATTCGCTCATACATGAATCCGTACATGGAGCTGGTGACGGACCCGCAGATGCGCGAGGCGCAACGCCAGTCTGAGATTCAGGGCCAGCAATTGGGATTGCAGTCAGCAGGGCTGGGTAGCTTGGGCGGGTATCGCGAAGCCATCATGCAGGCAGAAAGAGAGCGCAATCTACAACAGCAGAAAAGCGACATATATGGGGCGGGGCTTGCGCAGGCATACACCCAAGCCACAGGCACCTTCCAAGCTGGCGAGCAGGCCAGACAGCAGGCGGCAGGAATGGGTCTGGATGCGGCAAGAATCGAGCAGGCTGGCCGTATTGCAGAAGAGCAAGCCAGAAGCCGTGCAATGGAGATGAATTACGCTCAGGCGCAGAGAGCGGCACAGCTTGGTCAGTCAGCTTACGCTCAGTTGATGGGCGGCGATCAACAACGGCTTGCGGCGGCTGGCATGCTGGGCGATTTCGTGGGTCAGCGCCAGCAGATGGAGCTGGAGCGACTTAGAGCCATGCAGACTGCCGGTCAGATCGAAAGAGAACTGCGTCAGCGCGGCTTGGATATCGGCTACTCCGACTTCCTCCGCCAGCAGGCATACCCAAGAGAGAATCTGACGTTCTACAGCTCTATGTTGCAGGGCATCCCGATTGCGCCCGGACAGATATCACAATCATATGGCATCACCCCGTCCATGACTCAGCAGTTGCTGGGCGCTGGTATCGCGGGTGTCGGCCTGTACAACGCATTTCGATAGAGGCTAGCCGATGAATATCCTTGAGCAAGAAGACATCATCAAGGGACTTCCCGATCAAGCCCTGATGAAGGAGGCGTCAGCGCCCAGCGGACAGGTGCCGCAGTTTCTGGTGGTATCCGAAATCAAGCGCCGTAGCGATATGCGCAAGCGCTATCAGGAACAGCAACAACAGCCACAGGGCACTGTCAAAGACCAGATCGTGATGGAGGCTATGGGTATTGGTGGCGTAATGCCCCCGCAAATGGCTCCTCAACAGCCTCCAATGGCGCCAGCAGGAGCGCCTCCGATGGGTGGCATGCCTCCTATGGCGCCCCCTATGCCGCAGGCAGGAATAGCATCTGCTCCGCAAGGAATGCCCCCTATGGGTATGGCGCAGGGCGGGACAGTAAAAATGCAGACTGGCGGGATTACGAGCATGCCCGGATCTGGTGCTTTGTATGGGATGCAGAAGCAGTACATTGACCCTCTTCTAGACAGGGCGCAGATTTTAGCCAGAACTGCGGGAATTAGTATTGAAGAGGCGTATCAGGCGCTTGTCAGGCAGGCTCAGATGAATATGCCTGATTATGGCATGCTGGGTCCGGCTGGCATGGGCGAACTGCCGTCACTAGCAGGGCTGGATAAGGCCGTGGGGGAAAAACTGCAAGACGCCTACGGGGCAATCCCAAAGTACTCCATGACTGATCCGTTGGGCGGGGTTAAATCTGCGGCTGAGTCGGTAGAGAGCTTTGTCGATAGTTTTCCGTATCAGTCTGCGTTGCAGAGGCCAAACTACAGCGCATTGTTGGGGCCGACAGAGGCACGAAGGTCGGGTCGGGCGCCAGTCCCGATGGACGAAGAGCAGATGCGCACCGCAGAAGCGCAGTTAGATGCTCTTGACGGAATGCCCGTAACGCCAGAAGACAGAAGCTTCAAGGGGATTACTCTCTCCGAAACGAGGCCGAAGCCGCAAGTCAAGCCGGCAAGCGAGATATATGCAGACTCCTCCCTCAAGAGGGGCATAGAGGCGCTCGGCGGCGCTATATCAGATGAGTTGTCAGCTACTCCATTAGCTCAATTTGACAGAGAGGCAAGTCAACGGATTCGCGAGGTGATGGAGAAGGACGGCATAGGCGCCGCAATTGGCCAGTTTGGCAGAGAGGCCGTTGCATCCGTCATGCCTGCGGCAAGGACCGTGGTAGAGGGCGGAATCGCGCCGATCCTTGGCGCGGTGGGTGAGGGAGTAGCATATATTGCAGACACTCCAATTATCAGCGAGCCGGCAAGAGCACTCGACCAGCTTATTACTGGTTCTGTAGATGACCCATTAACCCTTGGTCAGATATTCGGATCTAAAGACGCCACTAAGCAGGGCAGAAGCCCCGTTCAGACTCAAGGAAACGGAATGCTTCCTGAGTACACGGATTACACAACACTGCTCCCTGCGGTTGCGGCAGACGAAGTTGCGGCTCAGTCCCCATACAGCCTTGAGTACCTTCAGCGACAGAACGCTATTGCGGCGGCAAGGGAAGCGGCCAGAAACAGCACAAGCGTTTTTGATCGCGAGACGACTGACGGTGGGGCAGGCACAGCAACGACCAAGGGCGAAAGGACTCCCGCAACAAGAGCGACAGATGCGGTTACTGCGTTGCCAAGAAACGACAAAAGCGCTCCGGACATGCCTGCTCTTGACTTCTCAGACCTAATAGCAGAAAGCAAGCAACAGGCTCTGGCCAACGCAATGATTCAGCTTGGCGCTGGCGTTGCATCTGGTGATGTGGCCAAGGGGCTGTCCGCCGCAGGCACTGCCGCCATGCAGGGTACCTCCGACGCAAGGGCGCTGGATATGAAGCGCCGTCTGGCTGAGTACCAAGCTGGTCGCGAAGACATCCGCAGAGGCGACGAGGCAGATCGCTTTGAGCGCCAGATGAGCTTGCAGGAGCGCAAGCTGGAAGTCAGTGAGGAGCAGTTTGCCAGCACTCTTGATCAGGCAGATCGCAAAATTAGAGCTGAAATCGAGAAGGGCGAGAGAGTCAACATGGGCCAGCTTTTTAGCTTTGTATCGGCACTTGTGAAGGAGTCGATGCCTGATCTGGCCCCAGAAGGCAAGACGATGCGAGATGTAGTTAACAGCATGACAATGGAACTCCTGCAAAAATACGGGCCTCTGATGGACGTTGATGTGTCGGGATTGGCCGCCCCCAGCGGGACGCAGACTGGAAGCCGCAGTAGGGAAGACATCCTCGCTCAATACAATGTAGCTAACTAACATGGCCACAAGGGAAGAGCTTAAAAATGCGCTGGTAGACGCGCATAAAGCGGGAGACTTTGAGGCCGCAGAGACGTTCGCCGGCATGATCCGCGGGAACGAGTTCGACCCAGAGACAACCGTTCTTGGCGCGACCGGAGAAATGCTGAAAGGCATTCCCCGTGGCGTGGCTAACAGTCTTATATCTACCGGCGAGGGCTTGTTCCAGCTCGCCGACGCCGGCCTGAATCTGGTCGGGCTAGAAGATGCCATAGACGAAGAGGACGAAGATTATCTTCTGAATCTTGCTCGTCAGGGCCGAGAGGCTCTCAATGAAAGCGCTTTGGGCGTTGACCAACGATATCAGGACTCATTCGGCACCAAGTTTGGCGAGGGTCTTGGATCATTCTTTACCTTCCTTGGCCCCGGCCTGATCGGCAAAGCCGCAGGACTTACCGGAAAAGGACTGAAAGCCGCCGAGCTTGGCGGTGCAGGCACGCTCGCGTATAGCGCCGGCGCTGGCGACCAGTCACAGAGAATCGCTCAGGCGCGGGCGCAGGGCATAGAAATTAGCCCTGAGACCGAGGACGCGGCTATCTTTATTGGCGCCGCCATCGGCTTGACCGAGCTAGCGCCCGTTGAACGATTGTTCAGGGGTCTGCCAGCGGACGTTGCCGGTCAGTCTCTCGCCAAGTCAATCATGCCCAGACTGATCAACGCGGCGAAGACAGGTGGCGTGGAGGGTGTGCAGGAGGTTACAGCCGGTCTCTTGCAGGACTTCACGGCTCGCGGACTGTATGACCCGAATACCCCGATTGGCGAATCAGCATGGGATGACCTGACTGTTGGTGGCGCAGTCGGTGCCGCCGCAGACCTTGTTGTTAACTATGCGGCAGGAAGACGTAAGTCAGCACTAAACCAAGCCGCCCTAGAGGAAGAGCGCCGGCTTAGAGAAAAAGAAGCCGCTGACGAGCAAGCACGCAGGGAGGCGCGGTCAGCGCCGGCAGTTGAGGAGGAGGTCGATGTAATTAATGTCGAGCCTGCTACCGTGCCGTTTACGACCACAGGGAAAGATGGTGCGCCTATCGTCGAGCAGAGACTTGCTGGCGGCAACCCATACAAGGCGACAGCAATTGCCATATCAGGCAGGATGGGATCATCTTTTCCCATGTACGAAAGTTTTGCTTTGGAGCAGGTGGGGGCGGAGTCCACTATCGTCGTGGACAGCCAAGGCAAGCAATACGGGCCTGAGTATGCCGACCCGAGGGAGGCAATACAGCTTGCAGGCGCCTTAAACGAGCAGGTGCTAGAGCAATCTCTGGAGCAGAATAATCTCCTTGCTATCAGCGAGATGGATGCGCGTCTTGATGACGATCAAAAACGGTCTCTGCTAACGCTTGGCCGTCAAGTTCTTGGCGCGGACAGGACTACATATAACAAGTCAGCAGTAGATTATGCCGCCGGGACAATCGCAGAAGAGGGATTTGCGGATGATCTGACAGCCCAGCAGGCCATGGAGGCTGGCGTCAAGCCCAAGGATATGACCGCCTCGCAGAGGTTGAATGCGGCCAGAATCAAGAAGGGCCTGCCGGAGACGGACAGGTTCTCCATATCCGAAGTGCGCAGGGCGCTTGGGGATAACGTCGGGCGCCTTGCTGAGTTTGAGTCGGGCGCATCTGAAGTTGATACGTTGCGAGCCATGCAGAAAGATGGCGTGCCAATGATCAGCATAGATCGTGACGGCGTATCGACGGGAACCATAAACTCCAGACCGGCAACCGCTCAAGAGAAAGACGCGGCTCGCAGTGCGGGTAAACGCGCCCCGAACAGGGTGAAGTTCACTAGCATGCGGGACGCAATGAATTACGCGGCCTTTGTTAACCAGCGCAAAGGCGGTTCTTTCATTAGCAGTTCTGAGCTGTTTGGCGAAGAGGATCTTAGCAGGGAGAAGTTTGAACAGCTCCTTGCGGCTAAAAACATCGACATGGGGTATATGTCCCCAGAGATGCGGCAGATTGCCCAGCGCTACACGGGCAGAAAGCTACGCCGCGACCAGTCCATCAATGACCTCACAAAAGAAGAGCGGCAGTTGCTTTATTACAAGCTACGGCAGGCTCCTCGCTTCAACAAACCCACCCAAGTGCCTCTCTTTGAGGTAAAGCCATACTCCCCCGCGCAACTACAGTTGGCTGTGGATCATCTGCGCGAGCAGGGTTCTGACATCCCTAGAGCGGCCTTTGAGTTCCGTGGCGTTGAAATCAAGCCAGCGGCCTATGAGAAGGTGGTCAAAAAAGCCAGAGAAATCGCCTCTCCGGCGCCATCTGTTGCTGTTGAAGAGTCAGAGATACTGGCGCTCCCGGCTCCAGACCAGCGTCGTCAGGCAATGGCAAAGGCAATCTCAGACCGACTCACGGCTATGGGTCTGGCTGGCGACATAACCGCAAAGCTGGTTGATAGAGTCAGACTCGCTCGGGTTGACGCAGAGGGCAATATAACCTTTGTTGAAGACCCTAGAAGCGAAAGGAGTAGAGGCGCATACAACCCCGCCGGCAGGGTCATGCAAGTCAGCATTGACACCATCATGGAAGAGGTTGGCCCCGACGCAACCGACGCAGAGCTTGAAGCGGCCATACTCGGCACGTTTAACCACGAAACAATCCACGCGCTACGCGCATTAGACCTGATCACTCAGGAGGAGCTGGAGCTTCTTGAGCGTGTCGCCAGACGATACAAGCCCGTTAACGCTCGCGGCTATGAGGCCGGCGAGACCTTTGTTAAGTATGCGGCAAGGCAATACAGCAACCTCAACCCCGTCCAGCAGATGGAAGAGGCCATTGCGGAGCTAATCAAGTACGGCTACCAAAACAAGCTGATCGATGACCGTGGCAATCCCGTCAAGCTGGGCGGCAAGCCAAGGACGCTGATGCGCCGCATCATGGATTTCTTCAAGCAGATGGTCGGCTTTACCCGAGGCGTAGAAGCCAGAAACTTCAGCGACTTCCTGCGGCGTCTGGAGACCGGAGAGGTCGGAGCGAGAGAGCGCGGCGAGATACGAACGCTATACCAGACCGAGCGGCAGGCAGGAGTCGTCCCAGAGCGGGCTATAACCGGGACTGCTGTTGTTGCTGACACGTCACAGAGAAAGCCGCAGGCTGTCGGCGACCAACCAACATTAGTAGCGGAAGAGGAGCTGGCGGAGGGAGAGTTGCTCGACCGTGTTCCTCTTGACACATCTGTCGATATCATTGAAGTCGTTTCCGGAGCAGAACAGCCGCCCAAGCTGAAAGGCAAGAAAGCAGTTGCAGGATACTTACAGCGGCGAACGCTGGAGCGCCTTGGTGGCGTGCCGCGCAATATCAACAGAGAGGCAGACCGCGAGGCTATCGCGGACGATCTGGCGCGTGAGGCGATCTTTGAATACGAAAACCAAGAGAGCGCCGTAGAGTGGTACAACGAGACTATCGACAAGACGATTGAGATGCTTGCCGAAGTCCATCCGGAGATCAAGACAGACCCCGGTTCTCGGGCGGCGTTCCTGATGTCGCTAGCCATAACATCTCAGAACCTAGCGGTGCCAGACAATCTTGCGCTCGCGGAGCAGGCGTACAACTACTACAAAAAGAACGGCAAGTTCAAGGAAGAGGGTAAGGGCGACAAGAAAAAGTCGATGGAGGCCAACTTCAAGAAGGCGAACAAGCTACTGGCTAAGATGACCCCCGTTGAGATCGAGCAGTTCCTGCGCACGGAGTTCTTGGTCAAAGACCTCAACAAGGCGAGCAAAGCGCTTTTGGGCAAGCAAGCGGACACCGGAGAGCTGGCCGCAAACACCGTATATGGGTCGGCTATCTTTGGGCCGAAGATCGGCAACGGCTTCTACACCAATCTGCGCGGCGACTTCAGTCCTGTCACGATGGACATGTGGTTTATGCGCACGATGGGTCGCCTTGCGGGAACGCTGACGGGTACATCAAAGACCAAGCTCGACAATGCTTACAAGCGATTTGCAACCGCCGTTGGAAAGAAACGTGTAGTCAAGGACGCCATTGAGCGCCAAGCCAGAGAGGCGAAGAGTCAGCACGAAAGCGATTACAGAAAGTATGCGGCTGAGTTCAAGTCAGGCAAGCGGGAGAAGAGCGAGAAAACGCTTGCGGCTGAAAACCTAATCAAGCTGTTAGACGGCACGAATGATGTGCCGATGAATGGCACCCACAGGAACCAGCTCAGAGATATAACATACAGGGCGATACAAAAGTTTGAGGAGGCTACGGGCGTCTCGATTGAACCGGCGGCATTCCAAGCCCTGATATGGTATCCTGAGCAGGATTTATACAAATCACTCGGGGTTAATCTACGACATGTTAGACAAGACTATGCAACCTCAACAGAGCAGTACCTTACCAAGCTCGGAGTTGACCGAGGCAGAATCAAGCGAGCCAAGGATCGGGTTCGGCGCCGCGCAGAGCGAGGACCAGATGGAGTTCGACGCGATGCAGATGTCGGAGGCCGAGATAGACGCGGGGCTGGACGGCTTGATAGCGCTCTTTCGGAAACAGAACAGCTAGAAGATCGTTCAGCTCGCCAGATCGACCCAGTCAAGGTCGAGAAGGCGGTTCAGCAGAATCTCGACGCAATCAACCAGACTCAGGGACCGCCGCGCTTTAGCGTCAAGGCATCCCCAGAGGCGCAGTATATTGGCCGCAACCCAGAGGCGGCACTTGTTCCTGATGAGCAGTTATACGACCAGCCGGAATACTCCCCGGCGGCTCAGTCTGCTATTGACAAGTTAACAACAGGTCCAGAGCAAGAACAAGCGAATGGCAAGGTGTATATGCAGGTCACGGGTTCTGGCCCGATTGGCACCATGCTGACAACCTTTAAGCAGTTGGCACTGAACCGATACGCCGGTCTGGAAAAGTACTACCAGAAAGTGCCCATGCTGAGGGAGCTGGAGGCAGACTCCAGCGCCATAGCCGCCGCGCTATTCGCCGACCGGTCTAGGGGTATTCTGGCCTCCGCAATCAAGCAAGGCGTCCCCGTTTATGAAAACGGCCTGACAAAGGTTGTGGATTTCTATTACGGCGACAAGAAATACAACGGCCTGATTGACGTAATGTCGCTCATCTACAACAAGGAGGTGGGTGATCTGCGTAAGCTGGCGCAAGCATACGCAATCGTCAAACGCGCTGACTACCTTAAAACAGTTGAGTACAAGAAGAAGGTGGCGGGCAAGGTCAAGACGATGGTCGGCAAGGAAACGCCGGTAGACGAAAAGACTCGCGCAGAAATACTTGCCGCAGTTGACGCCTTGACGGATGTCAATGGATACAACCCCGTCACTGAATGGCACGACGTATGGCAGGCGTACAACAACAAAACCATCGACTTTTTAAAAGCAACCGGCATTCTAAACGACGAGACCGCAGACCAGTGGCAGAAGTCGGCTTATGTCCCGTTTTACCGCCAAGCGCAGGGCGACAAGAATGTGCCGAAAGTGGCGACGGGGGTGTTCGGCGACCTGACTCACCTCTCCAGCTTCAAGGAGTACAAAGGTAGCGAGAAGGCAGTCGATATCGGCCTGATTGAATCTATATCCTTAAACCTGAGCGCCGCCATCGAAATGGGCATGCGCAATGTGGCACAGCAGAGAATCGCTAGGGATATGCAGGCGCTTGGCCTTGCGAGACAGGTCGGGCTGAAGCAAAGTGTCCCGAATGGGGTGAAGTTCAAGGTGAACGGCAACCCCGTCCAGTTTGAAATAGATGACAACCTGATCTACAGCTCAATGGAAACACTGGGCGGTGGTGTTGTCACTGACATCTTAACCAAAACGCTTGGCTTTCCGAGCATGGTATTGCGAGAGACGATCACGCGAGACCCCGGCTTTATGATTGCCAACCTGATGCGAGACACGTTTTCCACTTTCGTCACGTCAGGCTCTAACTTCATACCGGTTATAGACAGTCTCCGAGGTTTAGGCGATGGCATGGAGCGCCTTGAGCGCGTGGGTGTTGTGGGGGGCTACGACTACTCCAGAGATCCAGACGATGTAGTGAAGTTTTTCGCCGACGAGTCAAACCGAAGAGGCATCGGCCCTGACGGAAAGCGCGGCGGTCCCTTGGGGATGTTCACTACGCTGTGGCGCTGGGCTGGCGAAGCAACCACTGCGTCAGACGCCGCCACCAGAAACGCCGTATACAATGACGTGCTTGCCAGAACGGGCAATGAGGCTGAGGCCGCATTCCAAGCGATGGAGATCATCAACTTCTCCAGACGTGGCGCACACCCGCTGGCTCGCGTCATCACTGCGGCGATACCGTTCCTTAACGCTAGGTTCCAAGGTTTGGATGTATTTGCGCGTGCGGCTAGCGGCAACTATTCAGCAGTAAGGAATCCTCGCGGCAAGACGCTACAGAAGTTCGCAACCAGAGCCTTGTTGCTGTCTGGTATTAGCGGCATCTATTACATGCTGGTCAGTGACGATGATCAGTATAAGGAGCAGTCAGACGAAGTCAGGGATAACAACTGGTTGCTCCCGACATCTGCCGGCGTACCCGTCAAGATCCCGATCCCGTTTGAAGTGGGTCTGCTGTTTAAGACAGTTCCCGAAACCATTATGGCCGCAACGATTGGCGAAAAGACTGCCCCAGAGGTCAGGGAGACCATCACGCGGGGCATCGTTTCGACACTGGAGATCAACCCGCTAGGCGCTCAGGCTGTGGCGCCGATTGTAGAGGCGAGCCTTAACCATAACTTCTTCACAGGAAGGGCCATCGTTCCGTACTACATCGATCAGAAGATTACGGGCGGGTTACAGGATTCTGCCGGCACCACGGAGATGGGTAAGTACATTGGGCAGGCGCTCAACATCAGCCCCATGAAAGTAGACCACGTCATGTTCGGATACACCGGAACGATTGGTGGGTATGTGCTGAATTTAATTGATCGCGGGATGAAGTCGGAGTTCGTGCAGGGCGAAGACGCGCCACTGCCTCCATCCAAGAATGTGTTTGAGTTCCCGCTGTGGCGGAGGTTCTTTGGCCAAAAGGAAGGGTCTGGTCTGAGGGAGGATGCATATCAGCTCTATGACGAGATAACCACCGTGGTTAATACGGTCAACAGGCTGAAGAAGGATGGGCGAGCAGAGGATTTAGAGGCTTATCTGGCCTCCAGACGCCACTTGTATGATCTGAAAGACCCTGTATATTCCGTCAAAAGAAAACTGGACGCAGTCAGAGATCAGAAGCGCAAGGTGATCAATTCCAGTTTGGACCCCGATCTCAAGCGGGAAATGATTGATGACCTTGACGCGCAGTTGAATGAGTATCTGAAGGTGGTCACACGCCTGAAGGAGGCGGCAGACCTTCCGTTCATCGAAACAACATTCTAACTGGGGGCAATGAATGCAGTTAGGGAAATTTGCCGAGAGCGAGTCTCAGGCTGAAGTCGCGGCGTTGCTGGACAGCGGCGTGACAAGGCGAGAGGCGGCAAAGCGGCTAGGCATATCCGAGCGCAACGTCTACAAGGCGGTTGTGCGCATCAAGGCCAATGCCGCGAGGCGGGGATACAGCCCAGAGCACGACATGACGCATGTTGTGCCAGAGGGCTACAAGGTCAAGGGCGTATCCACCTACTACAACGAAGACGGCAAGCCTGTCGGGCAGTGGGTCAAGTCTGCGACCGACGAAAGGCAACGAGTCGAGTCCATCCTCCACGCCATAGAGGGCTCGGCAAAGGCACTTCCCGCTTTCAAGCCGGTCAAACCCCCCAAGCAGGCAGACGAAGAGCTAGCCTCCCTCCTTACTATCACGGATTTTCACCTCGGCATGCGTGCTTGGCGTGCCAGTGACGGCGAGGACTGGGATGTCAAAATTGCGCGTGATGTATTTCTTAACGCTATTCATAACATGTTACAGGGAAGCCCTAAATCCGGGACCGGGATACTCAACCAGCTCGGCGACTTCTTCCATTGGGATGGCTTAATACCGGTCACGCCCACGTCTCAACATGTTTTGATCGGCACTGACGACCGTTACAGTAAACTTGTCGAGATGACCATCGCCATCATGGACGAAGCGGTCAAGATGATGCTCGGCAAGTTCGGCAAGGTGGTGATTGTGCAGGCCGAAGGCAACCACGACCTATCTTCCAGCGTGTGGATGCGGAAATACATGAAACACCGGTTCCGTGATGAGCCACGGGTCGAGGTGATCGATAACGAGTTCCCCTACTACGCCTACCTCCACGGCCAGACCATGCTTGGCTTTCACCACGGCCACAAAATGCGGATGGCTAACCTGCAAAAGCTGTTTGCGGCAGAGCCTCGGTTCCGCGAGATGTGGGGTAAAGCGAAGCACTGCTACATACATTGCGGTCACCTGCACCATGAGCGAATTCTGGATGACGCAGGGGCCACGATTGAGCAACATCCGACGCTCTCAGCGCGTGACCACTACAGCAGTTCCCACGGCTATGTCAGTCAGCGTGGCGCAAAGGTAATTACATATGACAAGTCAGACGGAGAAGTACACCGAGTCACTGTGAGGCCGAGGTATGACAAAGATTCTTGAGTTCAAGCGCCCGATGGCATGGGAATCAGCGCAGGAGATGGCTGAGGCATTCGCCGAAAGATTGAGTGAGAACGAAGACAACCTTGCGTCTGATTTATACAGCGCGGTAATCATGTACCGCATGAAGGACGGCAGTATTGCCTTTGAATGTAGCGGAGGCGCCAACGCCCTCGACGTAGGAATGATGGCGTCAGCGGTTCACATGGCGTGTCTTTATGAGATCGGGATGGCAGAGATGGGAGACGAAGTTATCCACTAACCTCTGGCCAATAAACCACGACAACAGACATAAATATCACAATCAACAGCGCCCAGAGATACTCTGGCACCCCTTCCATCCTGATCTTTTTTTTGCACTCATCGCACAGCGCATCCGAAATAGGAACGCCCGACTTGTTGCAGACGTAGCAGTGTCTCATTGCGAATACCTCCTCTCAATTAGGTGGCGCCATAGCCACTCTATCGGCTTCAGCTCATGGGCTTCCATCACCAAACGCTCCCCGTACCCGAAGTCATGCGTTTTCGCGTGAGCATGAAACAGCTTTTTTCCTATCGCCCCCCAGATGCGCATTGAGCTTGGATCATCCGTCTTGCTCACCAGCACCGCGCAATCCGCTTTAAACTTCTCCATGTTGTCAAAGATAAGCGGACCACCATCCCTGTTTGTGAATTTCACGTCAATTGAAACGTCATCAAACCAGAGGTCAACACCGCCGTCAGTCAGGACATTAACTGTTGGCAAGTCAGTACCAAGCACCCTCGCAACGGCAAACTCAGCTTTGAATCCGTATATGTTTGCATCAACCCGCGACTGGCGTTCGTTTTCAAGTCTGGGTGGGAAGCCCTGCATCTCGCATAGCTTCACCGTATCGGCGCCCATCAGCTCTGAGGCATGAACATCCTGCCTGCTGAGGCGAACGAGCATTTATATGCCGCCCAACTCTGCCAGCTTGTTCTGGGCCTTCTTCAAATCCTCAATCGACGCCTCAATGATATCCAGAGTGTCCGCGTTCATATTGGATATGTCGGTTATCCTCTTGATGGCCTTGTCCAGCTCCTCCAGCCTCTCCAGTACAGCGGTCACAGCTTGCTCTGCCATGTCTCCCTCCAGTTCCACTTTAATTCTAGTCACACCCTTCCCTCTTCTGCCGGCGGGACGTAGTAACCAATCTCTGCGGCAATGCGGCACAGCGTCTCTATTAGATCTGAATAGTCACCCCTAGAGGTTTCACTGCTACGCTTGGTCGGTCGTCGCCGAATGCCAAATTTGGTCGCATGCTCTGTCGAGCCGTAGCACTGGCAGAGCAGTTCCTCATGCATCTCATCAGGCGTCATCCCGCAGAACCGAGCAAATTCAGCGCAGTACTTGCGGTAGTAATTCTCCTGCGGTCTGGTCCGCTCGCTACGCAGGGGCTTGATCTCAATCGTGACCCCGTATGGCGCCTGCTTGTTGGTATCGATCAGCTCCTTGACGGAGTCGGGAAAGATTGAGGACAGATACTGGAACACGTTCATCAACTGGATGGACTTAGTTCGCGGAATGTGCAACTGCATTCTTTTGCTCCTTAGTTTGGTACGGACGAAATCGGTGAAGCGGACACTTGACTGAAGTACAGTCCCTGATGTCCTGCCTAAACCCCTGCTCTAACTCTTCCTTTGTACACCCCATACAGGCCGCGCACATTGCCTTGATCGCCCGTTGGCGAGTCGGCTTGGCCTCGTACAAAATGAACGGATTCTGTTCACTCATTGGTATGCCCCTTGATTGTGATGATGTCCTGCGCAACACGCCGCAGTAACGTCTGAATTATTAGGAATAAGAATTGCTCGCTCAGATCAACCTTCTTTTCAAACGTCGATCCATCAAACGCCACATCAAATGCGTGATGACATTTGTGGCACAGATCGGCGATGCAGAGGTCGTGGGGCTTGTGACCAGTGCCCTTACCGAAACGATGCGATCTCATTCCGGTGTAGTGGGCGGCAACCACGGTGCCATCAGCGGCACCGCAGTTAACACATGACTGGCCCTTGGCCCCGTCGAGCATTTTCTTTGATCTAATCAAAATGGAATATCATCCTCTGACATCAGGATGGGCTGGGGTTGTGGTACGGGAGGAGGCGGCGGCGGGGCAGGCGCAGTCTCCTCTCCATCCCAGAATACTTCACCAGTCACATACTGGTATGGCTGACCGGTGTCTTGCGCCTTGCGGTCCCATGCGGCCAGCTTGATTTTGGGTGTCTCGCCTTTCTTTGCCATAGCAATCAGCCCTTTAAGTTGTTCGCGTGACAGCTCAACCCTGCCCGTTTTGTCGGGGTGATTGGCGGCTTTCTTTTCCGCATTTGGCCAAAGACCGCCTTCGCTTTTGTGGTACTTACTCATTGGTTCCCTCCTTTTGGGTCTTGAGTGTTTGTCGCAGGGCAGTGAAGTGACCCTTCAACTGCTCATAGTGCTCGTTGTAGTTTTGATCCAGCAGATCAATCACCTGTTTATTCTGCTTCCAGAAGTCAATCAGGTCTTGCTCGGTTCCTGTTGCGAACGTGTCAGCAGTACTCATCATGAACGCCAGCACGTTGTCAGCTTCTTCCTTGGACCCGATGTGGTTCTCGACAGGCTGTGCCTGCTCGGCAACCTCCTGCTTGATCGGCGTCACCTTCTGCACCGGCTCTTTCGCCTTGGCTGGCTTCTTCTCTGGTTTCGGCTCTGAGGGCGGCTCATCATCTGGCGGCAAGTCTTCGCCAGCATAGATGTAGTGGCCCAGACCGAACATGCCAATACACTTGGTCAGGCACCGCATGCGGGTGTCCGACACCTTCCGCATGTCAGGATTCTGGACCGCCTCATTCTTGTAATTCATTACCGGCAACCACATCGTGCGCTCCAGATCGCCGATCTTGACCCTGCACCAGACCTCGCAGAAGCCCTGCGCGTCACGTTGCTCGTTGAAAAACTCATAGGTTGCGTCAGGATAATGCTCCATCAGGATGCCCCAAGCCCAAGCCCAAGACAGGTAACTCAGACCGTTCTTGTTCTTTTTGTGCTCGTTGCAATCGACTTTGGAAAGGGTCTCCCATACCGACTGGTATGTCGGTTCAGAGGAGGTAGTTTTTTTTGTGCTCATTGCTTACTCCTAGTGTTTGCCATACTTCCTTGGGTGTCATTTTGTAGAACTCGGCGGCGGTGATATTCCCAACATGCTTTTCGTTGAGATAGAACGCCAACACGGTCCCGTGAATGGTTATCTGTAACTTGTTTTTTGATTGTTGCATCATGCCAACAACCTTGAGGTAGAAATCAGGGTCTTGCGCTATCACTGTATCGGCTTCCTTCGACCCGCTGAGACCGCCCGAATGTTGAGAATCTCCTCAACGCAATCATCAAACAAATGCTCTTGTACATCGCAAGCGGGGTTTCTGGGGGCATCTCGCAACATGCCCTGCACTGTCATGCGCAAGCATGAGAACACGTCATCCAAATGCCTGAGCACCTCCTGCTCGCCCGACTCTCTGGTTAATTCTTTCGCATCTGACTCACTCATATTTCCCTCCATTGGTCGCACCACTCAGCAACACGGCACCAGTTATCCTCGCATCTGGTGTACCGGCCCTCTCTGGTCTCGACAATCAAATCATCTTTCCCCTCTGCGTATTCACGCGCCTCATCCATTGAGTCAAATACCCTCAGCGCTCGCTTGTTGCCATCCTTTTTGACGGCAAACTGGTCAGCCTTTTTCCACCGCTCCTCATCAGAGCACAGGGGTAATGGCTCGCCGGTCAGGCGCAGGAATTCCGCTTCGTCGTGCAAACGGACCCGTTCACGGACATAGCTATCCCTGTCTTGTTTACTCCAAAGCGGGATATCCACGATCACGATAGGCGCTTTCGGGTAATGAGCTTCGCCGGCCTTGTTGCGTTGCCAATCACGCAGGACCGCCACAATGTTCAGCGCCGACACCTCAGCGTCGTGATTCTGCTCGACTAGCCAAGCATAGAAGTTGAGTTGCTTGTCCCACTCCTTCTTGCCGTAGATGACTGACCAGACCGACGTGCATTTGTAGTCAAGGATGGTGACGGTGCCATCTTCCTCGGAGCGTTGCAGATCGATGGCGCCACTGATAAGCCAGTTATCGATCTCGGCAAACAGCCTTTCTTCCACGATGTGGCCGTCCGGTTGATGCTTTTCAAACATGTTGTGGACTGCGGTGCCAAGCACAGACCAGACCATGTCGGATGCATCCTCCTCAATAACGCCATCATGCTCGGCTTTGAGAATGCGCACACGCGGAGAGTCGATCAGTTGAGTGACGGATCGATTGCTGTTGCCACGGCTGTAATCGCTGTGGGTCAGCGCCTGATAAACAGGCTCCGGTAGATTTGTGTGGTTGGTTATTCTCACTGGATTCTAAACACTCGCATCTGTTCGCCGTCTCGCACTACGCTAAATTTTTTCGGGGGGTTGCGCCTTTGGAACCGCACCACTCGTTGGCGTAACGCTTGGACAAGTCGGGCGTCGTCTGACATAACAGGAGCGAGAAATGATTCGTTGATCTCCATCTCCGAAAATGGTAACTCTGGCAAGCGGGTGCGTTGCGGGATTGGAATGTTCTGTTCGATCTTGATCATACAGCTCTCTCTCTTCAGATTCTTGAAGTTGGTAGACGTAGCGTCCCATTTTGCTCATGGATCGGTCCTCGTTGTGAACCAGTCGCAATGATAATAGCGGGAAGAAAGAAATGTCAAACAATATCGTAGAGATGGTGATTCATGGCGAGCCGTGTAGCAAAGCAAATAGCCGTAGACTTGTTAAGAGTAAGAGTGGCCGCCCGCTGTTTATCAAATCACAAAAAGCGCTCGACTATGTCAAGTCATTTCAGAAGCAATGCAGGAAAATTGAGCCGCCAGTCGAGAAAGATGTGGCGGTGCGCATCGTTATCTTTTATGCTAGCAGACGGCCTGACCTTGACGAATCTCTGATACTGGACTGCATGCAAGGCCCAATATACAAGAACGACAGGCAGGTTAAAGAGAAGCACATAATTTGGGGCGGGGTTGATAAAGACAACCCGAGGGCAGAAATCAGTGTCCGATATCTACAAGACGGTTTACAGCAAGGTAATATTCCAAGCGATTCGTGATCTCGTTGGCGCACAGCCGCAAGAAAAAGAAGACGCCGTCAAGTATTTACAATCCCCAGCATTCCTGATGCATTGCGACATCGCCGGTTTTCCGTCTGGGTTGCAGGATGCTCTGGATGAGATGTTACTACTCAGTAAAACTGAGCAGAAAGTCGTCGCCAAAATGGTGATGGAAGAGTTGACATCTAGTGTTTAAAAAAATGCCCCCGATGGGCGGGGGCGAGACTCAAGGAGGTTCATTCACTAGTACTGTCCTAGTCTAGTACATTACTAAGTATATATAAATAGTAATGTTCTAAGCTGGTACTGTTCTAGTCTAGGACAGTTCTAGGGTCTACTCATATCACAAAAAAAGGGGGTAGGCAAGCATTATGGATGCGCTGGAAGACTACGTTCTGAGCTACAACACGGACGCCAGAGTGAGGTGTCCCGATTGTGGCGATCAGCGAAAGAAGAAAAACCAAAAAACATTTTCAATCACAATCAAGCCAGACAGTAACCTTTACCACTGCCATCATTGTGGTTTGTCGGGTGCTGTGCGGCGCAAAAAATTTTACGAGGCCCACATGGAGAAGGTAGTAAAGATACCCACGCAATTAAATTACAACGTGCAGTTGATACAGGATTTTTTTGGAGCGCGTAACGTGCATCTGGATACCCTTGAGGGGTTACCAGCAATGACCACCGGCATGAAATATTTCAACGGCGCTCAACAGGAAGCAGTGGGTTTCATTTACGGGCCACGGGAAAACCCGACAGCGATCAAGTGGCGATCTGTTGAGGGCAAGGGATTTCTCTGCGATGGCGCCCCAAGATCATTTTACGGCATAGAAAACGTGGAGGAAACGGACGAGGATTTAACGATAGTCGAGGGGGAGTGTGATGTCATTGCCTTGGCTAGCGTTGGAATTAAGGCCGTTTCCTGCCCAAATGGTGCCCCCGCCAAGGTAAGCCAGAATCGGGTCTCTCCGGAGGAGGACAACAAGTTCTCGTATATCTGGGAGGAGAGGGAGCGTCTGGAGCGTGTCAAGCGCGTTATTCTGGCGACTGATAGCGATCAGGCAGGCGAGGCGCTGGCAGAGGAGATTGCCCGTCGAGTGGGTCGAGCCAAGTGCTGGCGGGTCAAGTTCCCCGAGGGCACGAAGGATGCAAACGATGCTGTTGACAAGTTAGGTGCAGAAGAAACACGCAGACTCTTCGATAACCCTGAGCCAGTTCCGCTGTCCGGAGTCTACGGTGCGTCAGAATATCTGAATGACATCAAAGACATCTACGCCAACGGACACGGTCGTGGGGCGTCCACCGGTTTCCCCACCATCGATGAGTTGTTCACCATAGCGGAGGGGCAGTTATCTATCGTCACGGGAATGCCGAGTTCGGGTAAGTCTGAGTTCATTGACCAGATCATGGTGAATCTGGCCCAGCGCGAGTCATGGAAGTTCGCCGTGTGTTCGTTTGAAAACCCGCCGCATATGCACATCGCCAAGCTGGCAGAGAAGGTGTCTGGCAAGCCGTTTTATGACGGGCTTGGCGCCAGAATGACAGAGGAAGAGCTGGATGAGGCGGTCAGCTTTATCAATGATCACTTTGTATTTCTGGAGTCAAAAGATGGCGGCATGAGCACCATCGACAGCGTCATTGAGCGCACCAAGCAGGCGGTTATGCGTCTGGGTGTGCGGGGGCTGATTATCGATCCCTATAACTATATTGAGCAAACAGGCACAGAAGAGCACAACGGCATCAGTCAAATGCTGAGTCGGATCACCGCATTTGCTAAGGCCCACGGCATCCATGTCTGGTTTGTCGCCCACCCCCAGAAGATGTATCCCCGTGAAGACGGCACCTATGCAGTGCCCAAGGGAATGAACATTTCCGGTTCGGCGGCATGGTTTGCCAAGGCAGATCTGGGCATCACCGTTCACCGAGCGGAGGACTGCGTTGAGATACATTGCTGGAAGTCGAGGTTCAAGTGGACTGGTCAGCAGGGAGTTGCGTGTCTTACATATGAGTTGTCAAACGGTAGATATCACGACTGGTCTCCGCCAGTAGAGATCAAGACGATCAAGGGAGTTGACCGGAGTTGGGAGGATTTTGATGAGTTCTAGTCGTGACGGGTGCCGGTTTGACCGGTTTTTCCAGTTTGCCCAGTTTGCCCAGCTTTTCCAGTTTTCCGGGGAGCATCCTTATGTCTGACAAGTCACACACAGACCTCGGCACGAAAGAAATTTACAAACGCCACGCCGTGATGGTCGAGGGCGGCACGATGCCTCGGGCCAAGGTGATGGATCAGACGCTGATCGACAGGTATCTCATGGACGGTCTGATTTCTTTGTCGCAACATCAGGCCGCTGAATACATCATGAGTCAGGCGTTGCAGGCGGGGCTATACACCAAGCCCCTTAGCTCTGAGCCGTCATCCGGTGAGCGAGCCAAGGACGCCATCGCCACAGAGTCGCTGATGCGTTACGGGCGCACGCTGGACCTAATCAGCAAGCGGTTCGGCCCGTATCACAAGTATCTGGTGGAGGAGGTCGTTCTGCATGGGTGGGACGTGTCTCTGGACGCCAAGAAAATGGGCACGCTGAAGGAGGGGTTGGATTGGATATCTGACCGGCGCTTGGCGGGTGGACGCAATCCATTAAAAAGACTGAGGGAAAGCAGGTGAGTAGTTTTGATGAGCAAGTAGGCGGGGATCATTACAAGCGGTTCAAGATACAGCCGCTGGAGTATGCGCTGGAAAATGGTTTGGGAATCTGCGAACACGCCGTGATCAAGTATGTGACCCGCTGGCGTGACAAGGGTGGTGCTGATGACTTGTTAAAAGCAAGACACTACATTGACTTATTGCTGGAGTTTGAAAATGGGAAGTGATCTGACGGGACCGATCCTGATCGGAGCGGCGTGGGTGATGATGGGGTTGATCGCGGGATTTTTGCTGACAGCTACCGCCATCGGCGCAGTGTCATTCTGGATGTTTGGGTAAAGGTGCGGTGGATAGCGTCTTACCGATCACATGAGAGTTGATAGCCCCCAGTAAGAACACTTTGCCCACGCCACCGCTCGCGGTTAGGAGTTTGGGGCTACCTGATCCTAACACCATGCCGCTTCTTTCGTAAAGCGACAGGGCACCGAATAACTTCAATGGATGGAGAGTCTACCTCCCTTAGCAACGACACCGATAAGTTGGGCATTATCGCTACGTCCTCTCCGAATCTCTCGGCCATTTGCATAGCCGCCTGCACTGCTATCTGGTAATCGTCTGGCTCGGCCATTCATGATCCCCTTGCGTCTAAGAAATCTGGAGTAAGCGCCGGCCTCAAGGTCAGCGCATTTGCCTGTCCCGCACAAATCAATTGACTCATAAATCGCAGGGCACGCGGGGGCGTGAACGCCCCCTTCCATGTCGCAATAGTCGCAGGTCATGAGAGCATCGCCAAGATGACAAGCACAAAGGTTGTGAATGACATCATCGCCCCAACCCCAGCCATCAGGGTCAGCATCGGAATCTGCTGAACCATGCGCTCCGCTTCCAGCACCCGATCCAGAATGGTATCTGGCATTTCTGGGGGCTTGGGGATCACGCTTGGCTGGTCATGAAAATTTGGGCGAGCCTCCACCTTCTTGGCGGGTGCGTTAAAGGGCAACGCTCTCTGAGTGTTCTTGCGGATGTGTGTCGCCCTCCATGCAACAGAGTCTGGAGTCCTGCCTAGCGCTCGGGCAATCGATTCTTTCTTGATCCCCTTCTCCAAGCATTCTGCCAGCACTGCATCATCGTCCTGAGACCACCGTGTAAAATGACGTTCCATAATGATTACTCCTCACAGTTAATGTTTGGGTTGTAGGCAGGCCATAGCTTGTCCTCAACCATTTCACAGTAGTGGCGCTCGGCGGCGACTGCATCATCGTAGTCACCGCGTCCCACCACGCCTAAAACGAGCAGGAGTGAAAGCACCCCCATCCATATAGAGATCGCGTTATCCATAGTTCCAAACCTCGCTCTCGTTGATGTAGCACCCACCGATCACGATGCCATGCTCGTTGATGATGTCGGCCTCGCCGTCTTCGATAACGGTCGAGGGATTGAACCCCCACAGCTTCGCGGCGGTACGCATTTCGGCCTCACTTGACAGCCAGTCATCCATCGGTCTGCCGGTCAGCCACAGCGTAAAGGTCGGCTCAGGCGCGTCCTCAGCCTCTGGACAGTTGGGATGGTGCGCGTTTACGCTTAAACATTCGTTGCACATTCTGATCATGTCATTCACTCCTACGTTGAGACATTGTTTATGTTACGTCCGCATGGACGGGCAGGCAAGTACTATCATGCAAT